GATTGCCTCAACCGTCAATATAGTTTTTGAGAGAGGAGATTGTGGCATTCATACTATCAAATAAAGTTTGCATATCAGTCTCTGGTGGAAAACCCATCAGTGCGACTGACTTGCGAAGGTTCTCTTTCATCTCAATTGCTTGAGGGTCGTCTGAAAGAGATAACCTAGTATACATCACTCTTTGCTTTTCGAGCAAGGTTGTGAGGATATCAACATGTTCAAGTTTTTCTTCACGGGACATCGCACTGAAAGTCATAAGACTTCCATAGATTTTTTCTTGTAGCCGATTAATTTCACTCAGTTCTTCTTGAATGATTTCGGATTCAAAAAAGTCACTCATCTACAATATCCCTTAAAATCTTTTTGTACTTAAACATATCAATATTTAGAAAGGGTTTGTACTTCTGTATTTTAAGACTGACGGTTTCCCACACAGGATCATCAAGTTTTTCATCAAACTTTTGTCTGAAAGAAAAGATTTTCTCAAAGATAACTAATGTCTCAAGACTTACGTCTCCACCAAGATACCTTTTTAATAGAATCGGGTGTCCTTTCGAACAATTGAATACACTTTCTAATTCGTTGTTCGAGAACAATTCGTTGCTTTGCTCTTTGAATAAGTAAGTCAAACTCTGTTGTCTCTTTGTCCAATCTGCGTAAGTTCTTTCTCCAGAACTTATAATTTCTCCAATCCATAGATTTTGTGGGTTATCGGCAGAAGAAAAATTTGATACAAGAAAATCTACGACTTCCTTATCATTATATTTACGACTGGTTTTTTCAAACCAATACTTATCACGTCTTTTGCTGAAAGAAGTGACAGATGCTCTTGTTTTAGCACCATACTTAAAGAAATCGTATTTTGGGTTTGTAAAATGATTTTTTAATGACAAATAATGTTGATAGACCTCAAATGGTTTCACTTTCATATAGGCAGTTTTGCTCTCGAAGTTCGTTTCATAAAATTAAGTCTCGTAGCATCCCACTTCAGTTTTTCCTTAAGTGGTTTTGAGATTAATTTCGTGACTGATTCTACTTCAAGTTCATTGACTTCGCAATAATGTACGATAGCATCAATATAGTTAATTTGTTCTTCAGCAACAATCTTTTCAATTTCTAACGCAAATTTAGATGGTGTTAAAAATTTACTAGCAATTGCCTGTTCTAGTTCTTTATTCGGTTCCATAGAGTTCCAGTTTATCTCTAACAAACTTTCTAATGTATTCGGTAAGAAGTTTGATGTACTTTGATTTGTCTCGTTCTTCATAAACAACGCATTCTCCATTTTCACAAGCCATAATGATTACAAGTTTTTTGACTGAAATACCAGTCAGTTCATACAGCATACAACCATATGCCATGCACTGTACGAAATAGTGATCGATCCACTCTCGTGGTTTCGGTTTCTTTGAAGTTTTAAAGTCGATTATTGCTAACTCACCATCGTATTCTGCAATACAATCAACGGTGCCCGCAATCCCTAACTGTTTACTATATAGGGAACCTTCTAAGGCATGAATATTATTTATATTCTTGAGTTTATTCTTCGAAATCTTAAATAGAAAGTCTGAAATTGGTTGAACCTTTGGAAGTTCTTCATTTTTAAGAAAATGTTCAGTCAGAGTGTGCATATCAGTACCACGACTTGTTGCAGCCTTGGTGATACGATCTGCTTCTTCATTACCAACTTTCTTACGCCATTTAACAAAAATCTCCTTATTAAAATGACTGGTAACCGAAGTAATGGAAACCAGTCGGAGAAGTTCCTCTTCAGTAGGAACTTTATAATAACGAACTCCATCAATAGTCTCCCTCTCAAGTTGAGGGAGACTAATATCAACGTGATTAAACATTAAAAACCTGCTTCTCGTTTTGCAATAATGTATTCTTTGACAAGTCCAGAACGGACAATATCGTCAACTTCAAACTCAATCATATCAAAAGATGGCATTTTACGCAAGACACTCATAAAGTCAACGATACCATTCTTTTCATTTGACTTTTGTAAATCTGACTGCATCGCATCTCCACAAAAACAAATCTTGGTATTTTCACCCACACGAGTGATGATACTATCAAGTTCATGGAAATTTAAATTTTGAAATTCATCCACAATCACAATTGCATTATCAAGTGTTGTTCCACGAAGGAATGAAGTACTCCAAAACTTAATAGTCTCTTGTGATTTAAGATTACCATAAAGCATCTCAAAATCAGCATCAGATGGCATCTGGAACATATACTTCACCATATTCTTATAAGGAATTTGGTAAATATCTGCCTTATCTTCATGTGATCCGGGCAAGAAACCAATCTCTCTAGTTGCTACAAGAGACCTCACAAGGTAAATTCTCTCGTAAGGTGTATTCTCACTCAGAACATCTTTAAGTGCATTATAGAGGGTAATAAAGGTCTTACCTGTACCTGCACATCCATAGGCAACAATGTGCTTTCCTTCTTCATAGGACTTATAAAGTTTTTTTTGATTTTCTGTAAGTGGGTCAATATCGACCAGATATTCAGAACTCAGAGGTTTTTTTCTCTTCATCTGTTTTGCAGTCAAACCAACTCCAATTGGTTGGTCACTTGATGATGCTCTCTTTCTTCTTGCCATACTAGATTTTTCTTACCTTTGAACCGGGTGCTTTTGATGCCTTATTCAATACTTCATTCCATCCTGGATTTTTGGCGACAAGTTTATCTCTCCATTCACCAACATCCGTTGCCATTGGAGCAGTAGAAGGATCAGACCAATCTCTTGTCCAATCGGGATTGTCTTGTAACCATTGTGCCCATTCATGAACACTCATTTTCACTTCTTTTTGTTCACCAGTTTCTTTATGTACTACAGGATATGTTGCCAAAATTATCACCTCCTAATGATATAAAAATATTTAGACCCACTCCAGGGATCTTTCAGAATTACAATACCCAATCCACATCTAAACCTCCAAGTGCTTCGGCACAAGTTGGAAACTGCTCTACAAAGATTTTTTTACATTCTTTGGCAATATCCATATGTTCTTTTTGAGTTCCTGATTTTTCTCGGAGTGCGATATAATGAATCCATGAACGAACTGATCCCGTCATATACATTCTGGTGGGAGTTGCAAGGGGAAGCACAAATCGAGCACATTCCTTCGCAATATTAGCATCAAGCATCTCTTTGTAGAGTTTCATTCCATCATCAAAGTGCTTCCGAATTTTGATTTCAAACTCTTGCTTCACAAATTGATCAATATCATCAATAGAGTTTTGACGATTTTTTGTATCTTGACGACGAAGATCGATCATAGGAATAGTATCATCAAGCAGAGAAGAGTCTGCATACCGTTGGGAAAATTCTTGATATCGGAATGAAACGTGCCTCAAAATTTGAGGTGACAGTCCTCTGGTAGTTTCAATTTCCAGAGTCATTGTTGCTTGCTCAAATACACTCCAATGCTTATGGTTGATGCAATAACGAAGCAATCCTGCAAAGTTTGGGTTTTCCTGATTATTTGGATTTGAGACACGGGCAATGTATGCCATAGTCTTCTCCGCATCAGGAGTGACACTAATCAGTTTTACATTCATTTTCCAAATCCTTTAGAGTTTTCTTTTTCAATATCAGCAATCTGCTCCTTAATAGCACGCAGTTGCGTCTTCATCTCAATAATTCTTTCTTCACTATAGAGATAATCTTTTTCAATCAATTTCTCTAGTAGTTTAACAAGTTCTTTTGCTTTCTTGGTATCAGTCATCATCGTCCTCAAAGACTTCATCATAATCTAATTGTCTTGATGGGACATCTTTAGGCACATATGCATCCACATCAGAATATACTTCTGCCTTCAATGAATCAACTAGTAGTTCAAGATTTCTGACAATGAGTTTAAGTCGGTCTTTCTCCATAATACTTTGCTGTTTCACCATATTATAGCATAAAAAAAGGAGGGATGAAACCCTCCTGAATGTTTAATACAAGTAATTCACTTACTATAAGTGTGTCCACGATAGCAAAAGGTACCGTGTGTTTCATCGGTTCCTTGCTTGCACTCATACTTGACACCACGATAGGATGTCATGAGAATTTGTGCGTCGTGAAGTGCAGATGCTTTATTGATCTGCTTGCGAATCATATTAAGTGTGTTCATTTTTATACTCCTAAAGAAATGGGTGAAATTAACCTTCTCTGAATAATCAGGATCCGTTTTTTCCGTTTCTTCAGTCGTTTGCGTCCCATTTACACTCGGGAGTTGATTCTTTAACA